CGCGCTGTTCATCATCGCCGTTGGCAGCACGATCAGCCGCGCGCACTTCACGCACGGTCGGGTTGCGCAGGTTCAACGTCTCGACGTCGATGCTGTTGGCTTTGGTTGGCCGGGTCAGCGTCACGACCGCGCCGTGCGCGCTGAGCGACAGCCAGGCCGGCAGGTTTTGAGCGATTGCTTGAGTCATCTGGATCTATTCCTTACAGGCCGAGCGCGTTGCGCACTTCGAGCAGTTGGTCTTTGCCGTCGATCACCTGAATGCCGGCGACCATGTCGATTTCGTACATCAGGCGCCCGTCGATTTCGAGCTTGTAGTACGTGACCGCAACGGCGTGTTTGATCTCGGCAGCATCACCCGCCTTCCAGTCACCGAGATCAACCTCTTTGAGGCGACCGCGCAGGGTGGCAACGACCGCTGTCACCGCGCCCTTCTGGCCCTTGAAGGCACCACGGAACGTGGCGTTGAACGCGGTGCCGTCAGCCAGCCCGAAGTATTTGAGCGATTCGCGGCGCACGCCCTTGGTGACAAACGAGGCTTCCATTTTCTCCAACCCCTGATCCATCTCGATGGGGCCGGCCATGCCGCCCCCACGATATTCGTCAGTCTTGGTGGTCAGCTTGGGCAGCGTCAGGCTGGGCACGTCGCCGGAGAAGTTCACGCCGTCGACGAACAGGTTGGTGTTGTACAAAGTCTGAGGAATCATTGGTTACGCCCCCTTAGGCTGCTTCAAGCACTTCGGTCATCCATTGATCGGTGACTTCGAAAAGGAAATTCGGGTTTTCTGCCGGCGGCACGTCGGTAAAACGGATGCGCCAATACACCTTGCCCTGGGCGATCTGGCTGGCCGTGTTCAGTTCGGTGTCGGGGAACACTTCAAAGTTGATGATTGCGCCCTGCGCTTTGAGGTCGGCCATGAACGCATTGAGACCGTTGGTGACATCGGTCACGTAGGTCTTGGTGATCGAGCGATCGACCGCCCATTTGTGCCCGGCCTGCACCGCGTCCATGAGGATGAATAGCGTGCGAACGCGGGTAACGAATGCCCACTTCGGATCGCTCGACAGCGTGCGGTTACCCCACAGGCGATAACCGTCGTCGCGAATGATCGTGGTGATATTGGCGTTGTTGAGCAGGTTGGCCCGGCAGGTCTCGTCGCCGTCCAGGTACTCGACCGCACGGCCGGTGCCGGTGATGCCGGTCAACTCCTTGTTGGAAGGCGAGGCCCAGAAACCGTATTCAGCATCCGTCCAGGCAAACAGGCCCGCTGCCCAAGCCGAACCGGGTGCGTCAACAGTCTTGCTGGTGACGGTGTCCCAATACTTGACGCCCGGGTCGACCATAAACAGGTTGCGACTGCCGAAGTTATCGGCGTAGGCCATGGCGGCCTCGTCGGTCGTGCCCGGTCCGTCGATGATGCCAATGGCGCGCAGTTTCTGCGCCAAGCTATCGAGCGCTGTGGCGACCGCCTGAGTCGCGGTATGACCTGGCGCAATCAACAATCGAGGCTGCGCGTTGAACAGGCTTTTACCGTCGAGCAGCGCCTGCAACCCAGTGCGCTGGCCCGAGGCCAAAACGCCGCCGATGATCGCCGAGGTTTGCAGCGCAGCGTCTTCCAGCTTGGCCACACCGATGGCGACGATCACCGCCTTGGCTTTGACGTAGATGGCCTGACACGCCTTGGTGATCGCCGAGTCAGGGCCGAACGCAGCGATGGCTTCCCGTTCGGTCGTGATCAATTTCAGCTCGCCCGCCTTGGCCGTACCACCGCCCAGAACGCCAGGAGTGAAGGTGTCGCACAGACCGATGATCGATGACGACGGCAGCGAGATGGTGCGCGCGCCAGTGTCGACCGAGGTGGTCGTGACGCCGTGGAAAAAACTCATAAGGGTCAGTCTCCAGAAACGAAAAAGCCCCGCATAAGCGAGGCTGTGAGGGTGTTGGTGTTACGCGTAACGGATAAGAACACGCCCCGTCAGTGCGGGACGTCTACTGCAGCTCTGCAGGATCAGGTGGCAGACAATCCGGCCAGCCTTGCGACAGCATGTCGTCTTGATACTCACCGGCCTCAATCGCCCGCAAGAGCGTCAGCTCGCGGTCAAAACAGGCTTGAACGTGTGCTCGTACAGCCTTGGCGATGGTGATGATTTGCGCTGATCCGATTTCGACAAACCCGTCGACCGTTTTGAAGTTGCAGCGGTATTTGGGATCGAGGACGGCTGACAATCCCGTACTGGCAATCAACGCCTGGCTGTCGCGCGTCGTTTCGATTTGCAGGCCATCTACGATCACGCCAGTGGCCTCGCGAGCGAAACGCTCCTGAGCCACGATCCCCTTGTAATCTTTGGCGACCGGCTCAGGGTCTACGAGCACCGGCACACCTTCGCCGCCCCAAGCGATTGATTTACCTTCCGAAAGCCCCCGCAACAGAGTTGCGTATTGGTCGGGCGTGATTTGCACGGCATCTTCAGGGATGTTGTTGTTCCCTGGCTGATGAAAAAAGCCGCCCACTGTAGGAGACACAAAGATTTTCATGGGTTACTTCCCAAACGATATCCAAACACAGTTATACCCGCCCCCAGCCTTGGCTCCGGTAGAGGGGACATAGTGCGGAATCACAGCACCTGACAAACTGATCGCCGTGTAGGCGACAGCCATGCCAGTGATGGCACCCGCAATCGACAGAATCTGAAAGTGCTTCGTGTTGTAGTTGGTCGGAAGAGTGATTACACAATCACCGTTAGAAGCAACCGTGTTAAGCCCCCACTGAATAGTGAAGCCGCCTAACCAGCTTGGAAGTCGAATGAATCCATTCTGGCCAACTGTCATTCCGAAGCCGCCAAAGAGCTTCTTGGCGGTTACAAACTTGGCGTCATCGGCACCCGCGTCTACTTCAACTTGAGTTGCAACCTTAGCCGTGCCCCGCTTGCTTTCCGTGGCCTGGGCAACCAATGCCTCGATTTCTTCCTTGGTGTAGCTGTCCTTGATACCCATGGCGGCGAGCGTCTCCGGGTTATCACCCGATACGAAAATCCCCCGATCGTTGACCTTGACCCGAGTGAATTCGCCCGGTGTCTTGTTCTTCGGCAGCACTTCCAGAATGGCCGCGTCGACGTAGGACCGCGTGGCCAGCACCACGGCTGGGTCAATCTTGAGCTGAATGTTGCCGGTGCTGGTGACGATGAAGTTCATCCGCACGATTTGTGTACGGCCCGAGCCTTGCGACAGCAGCGGCTTGAAGCTTGGCGCGCAGTTGGCCACCGCCACCAGATCGCCGTCGGCATCGTAGAGGCCGATTTCGCGGATCCACTTACCGCCCTCGTCGGCCGGGATGATCTGCTCGGCGATGATCACCGCCGGGTTGACCGGGTCAATCTTCAGTTGGTTGAGCGGTTTACGACGCCACTCGTTGAGCAGCTTGGTTTGACTGGCCGACGGCACCGGATTAGGCGGATCAGCCAGCCCGTTCGGGTTGGCATCCCCCACGCCCATTTGCGTGATCAGCCAGGGAATGCCGAGCGCGTCGGCGTTCGCCTGCTTGGCCATCCCCACATTCGTGAGGATCGCAAAAAACTGCGAATTCGCATCAATCATAATAAACGTCCAGGGTGTCTATGGTGTGTTCGCGGCCGACCACGCCGAAGCTGCCAGTGACCTCGATGTCACGCATGACGGGCGGGTAAACGTCGATTTCGTCGCCTTCATAGAGGGACACAGCGATATTCAAATTGCCTTGAGTTTCCAGGCTGATCGCCAGCCCGGTCAGATGCCGGGTGACGGGTTTGGCGTCGTCAATCAGGCGCTCAAGCTCCTGATACATTTCTTCAGTGATGCCGGTATCGAGCACCCCGACCTTGAGCGCGAAGGTGCCTGGCACGCCCTCGGGCACCGTGTTGAACCACTCCACAATCTCGATCAGGTAGCCCAGCGGCTCGACCACACGGCGCAACGCGCCGATGGTGCCCTTGTGTTTGTGGATGTAATACGACGCCTTGATGGCCGCGCGCTTGGTCGCCTCAGTCCAGCGGTAATCCCAGCGATCCACCGACCAGGCCCATGCCAGGTGCGGCAACAAATGCACCGGGCAGGTATCAGCGTCGTAGAGGTCGCGCAGAGGGACAATCGTCTTTTCGAAAAACGCGGCCTCCATGGCCCGTTCCAGTTGCGTGCTGTTGAGCGGTAGGAGACTTTTCATATCAGCCCGCCAGCCTTACGTTGTAGCGCGTACAGAACGCCGCCTGCGCCTTGGTCGGGGCCAGATCCTGCCATCCGACCAACTCAACCCTGGCAACGCCGGCAACGTGCAGCTGGGCGTCAACAGCGGAGCGAGCGACCTCGACGCCCAGCCGTTTGCGTGGATTGATCCAGGCTGCCAAGCGGCTTTTGGCCTCGGCCAAACTGGCATCCGCCTCTGGACCGGCGCTGGCCATGTGCAAGATGGCGTCAATCTCGTAACGGATAACCTCTGCGCTTTGCACAGTCACCCGATCACCGACCGGCCGTACGTCATCGTCATTAAGCGCAGCGGCCACCGTCGCCAGCAGCTCCGGCGGCGCTTCCCCTTCCCCGTCCAACCCCAGCACCGTGACCGTGACATAACAAGGCTCCGGACTTTCGGCCGTGGCATCTGCCACCAGCCCTGATGCATTACGTGCATGCAGGATGTAGCTGTTACGCGGGCCGGCCGTGGTCAAGCCTTCATAGGCCAACTGGATACGCTCGCGAAACGGGTCGTCGTCTTCCATGACCTTGGGTACCGGTGGCACCGCCAACAGATCTTCGGCCTGAATGACCAGGCGCTTCAGATTGACGTTGGCCCCCAAGTGATCAAGGTCACCACGAATGGCATGTGCCAGCAGCAGCGCCTTGCCGGCGTCATTGACTCGGGCCCGGTTGCCGACCTTGTTGTAAGCCCCGACCTCAAGCACCTTGACCACTGGATCGCTTTCCAGCGCGGCCGTCCAGTTGCCGCCCATGTACCCGCGAAACACGCTCAGCCCGTCCTGATAAACCTCTTCGAAGTCCAGAGGCTCAAGCACGGTCGGCGCTGGCAGCGACGACAGATCTACGGTACTCATGCGGCCACCTCCAACGTGACGCTGTCGCCCAGGTACGTCCCGACGATTTGCAAATTGATTTGCCCGCCAATGACGGAAATGACCCGCACCTGATCCAACTTCAAACGCGGTTCCCAGCGCCCGAGAGCGCGTGCGACCTCAGCCTGTACAGCGCTTTTCCAGCCTTCGTTGATGGGCAAATCGACAAACCGCCGCAGCTTGCTGCCGTATTCCATACGATGCCGACGACTGCCCAGCGGCGTGCTCAAGATGTCGGCAATGGATTGGCGCAGGTGCTCAATGCCGGATATGGGTAGGCCGGTGTGGCGATCCATTCCGATCATCGATGTCACTCCTTGAACGGCTCGTATTCGTCGCTGGCTTTCAGGAACTTGACCGCCTCGAGGTCGGAGGCCGGCACCACGACCGTCGCCTTCTCCACCGCATAGGAACGGTTGCTACCGGGCACGATCAACAAGCGCGACGTGTAGACCTTGTCGCGAAATTTCAAGGACTCAGGCGATGAGAACGTTGAGGATGCAATTGCCTGCTCCGAGGACGTTTGCACCTCAGTTGAGGTCGTATCGATCTTGGCCATGTATTTTCTCCAGGCATGAAAAAGCCCGCACTGGGCGGGCTGGATAAATGTTTGGGTTAATGCTTGTGGTGGTTGTCGCTGTTGCCGGCGGCCATGATGTTGCCAGCGCCGTCGATGTTGCCCGTTACGGATAACGCGCCGTCGATATTGACAGGCCCTTTGATATTCACGGTCGCTTCAAGATCAATCGTCCCCGACTTCACCGTTACCGCGTTATCCGTAACGACGACGTCCGTGCCGCCGACCTTGATCGCCGCCGTGCCACTCGGCAGGGCGATGGTGTAAGACTTGGCCTGCCAGTCGTAGACCAGCGAGCCGCCATCATCGAAGCGCCAGACCTCGACATGGTCGCGATTATCTGGCGGCGGTCCAGCATTGCCATACAGGCCCGGGACAAACGTGCCTTGCGACACGTCACCGCTGGGACTGATCAAACTGCCCTGCTCGCCCAAAGACGGCGCCCGCCAGTGCCTGGCCTTGCCCGCCGCGATACTGTGCCACCGCACCCAGGCGCTGACCCATTCACTGCCATCCGACACGCGACATACCGGCGGCGAAGCGGACAGATCCACCGCGACCACATAGCAAGCCTTTACCGCCCCCGCGATCATGCGGTCATGCTGGGCGCTTGCGTAACTCACGGCAGATCCTCAGGCCTGAATGGGCCGTCACCCGGTTGCACATCAAACACCAACGTTCCCGATGGTTCGTCCGACCACGGCCATTCCTCAACGCCGAGATAAACCTGCTGAGTCCACTCCACCAGCCACACGGTGTATCCATCCAGGTGTGGCTGGGTCCAGTCCTGCAGCGACTGCACAAACTCGGCGGGTTCAACTGCCAACCCCCACGTTTGTGCTCGCAGCAGCACCGCCAACTGCGTCGCTAATTGCACGGCCTGTTGATGATGGTGCGGCTTGATGGGGTCGACGATGACCCGAGCCTCGAACTTGCAGATCAGCGAAGTTTCACCGGTGCCGATATCGGTACCCGGCTCGATCTCGGCCACCTCCAGAAACACCGCTGGCAGCAACACGCGATCCTTAATGTCTGGCCAGGCCGTGACGTCCTGCACGCCAGGCAAGTGGGTACGCAGATGCTGTTCTACCGCCCGATAAAGCTGGCTCAGGCTGAACGGTTCTTCAGACATTGCCGATCCTCTTGAGGTATTTCTGCAGCTCAAAGTTGAGTTCCTGTTTGAGGATCTCCAGCAGGCGCTCATCTGCTTTTTTTACCCAGCTTTCGAAGTGCGGCCGGGCTTGCTCCAGCGATACCTTGGCCTTGGCCAGCGGGAATCGACTGCCGTTTTCGGCGACCCAACCCGAACTCGGCCCGCGACCGGGTGACACCGTGCTGTCGGGGTAGTCATCCGCGTTGAAATGCTTGCTGGCCGTGCGTATCCAGATATCGGGTTTGTTGCCGTAGACCTTTTTCAGAAAGGCACCTTGGTAACGCCGCCCCGCTACTGACACGCCGCTGTTGCTTTGCCGCGCCCGGCCGATCCGGCTGGACTCGATGGCGTTCAAACCGAACCACAGCTTGCCGCTCGCGGCACCGCCGGAAACTGGGTAGCTGCGCAACCGCTGACGGACCGCCGCAACTGCGATGCGTTCTGAGCGACTGACCGCTCGGGCGATGTGCGTGCGCAACCAACCCAACGTCTTGTTGATCGCGCGCCGATGCGCCGCCGCAGCCGCTTTCGGCACCACCTTGGCAAAGTCCTGGAACGCCTGAAAGTCTGCGGCCGAGGACTGGATGGAGATCATCCCGCCCCCGGCCGAGGGTTTGAAATAGCTGCCGACACTCATGGGCGCAACCTCAAAATCAAAGCGACCAGACCGTCACCGCTCGGTTCGAGCTGGATCAGGTCGTAGTCGCCGCCGCCATCCAAGGCAGGCAAGTCAACGCTGACCAGCATGCCTTGCTGCAGACCTTGCGAATCGCTGACGCGGATCTCGAAGCGAGGCTCGCGCAACCCGGTGTTGAGCTTGCCGAACTTGGGTTGCAGCCAAGGCGCGGCGAACATGCCGAACACTGGCTCTTCGCGACCTTCGATCCGTGCAGTGTCGCCCAGCGTTTCGAACACCACCGCGTCGACCTCGGCGATCAGATCGCGAAAGCCCACGGTCAGAGTTCCAGCAGGATCTGAGCGCGCGGTCGAGTGCAAAGATGCAGAGGGTTCGACTGCGCCTCACCGGCCATGCCTTTGTTGAAGGGCAGCGGCTCGATCATGCTGTAGTACGGAATGCCCTGGGTGTTGACCGTTTCCATGTAGTCGGCCGGCGCGAACACCGAGATGTACAGATCCGGCACGCCTTCAGGCACCAGCAGTGCCTTGTCGTCGCGGACGAAAGACACACCGGCGACCTTGCCACGATAGCGCTCCCAGATGATGCCGCCGAACTCGAAGCTTTCGCGCGCATCACCACGCAAGGCCGCCGCTTGCTGACTGTTAAGGTAGGTTTCTTTGACCGACTTATGAACGATCAGCTTGTTCCAGAAGTTCTTGCCGCAGAAGGCGCGCGAGCCGGTGCTGGTCACGCTGCCCAGCGCATCCTCCTGCATGTCCAGCGCCTCACCGCACTTAACCCGCAGCTCGGTACCGGCTTCAGTCAGCCCCATGGACAACTTCTGACGCTGAACACCGAAGCGCTCATACAAGTCCAGCAGCACCGTCGAACCATCAGCGTCGAGGATCTGGCCGTTGAGTGCGCCCATGCGCTGGAATTCATGCGTGGCGTCCAACTGTCGACGCGCCTTTGCCAGGCGTGCATTGACAACATCCTGCACCGCCTGCAGCTCAGTGCGAGTGCCGAAGGCGCGGATGCCTTGGATCTCATCCGCCTTGATCGTGAAGCGCTCAGGCAGGTGGACGGTGTTGAACGGGATCAGGTTGCGCTTGCTCGCAGCAACCACCAGGCCAGAACCACCGCGCTCACCGGCCGGCACCAGTGCCAGGGTGTCACCGTCCTTTTCAATCTGCACGGTCAGGGTGGTAATGCCTTCCTCGCGGAACAGGCCCAAGGCGCTGATACGGCCCGGCAGGTACGGTTGATCATTGAGTGCAGCGGTCAGCGAGGTAACGGTAAACGCTTCGTCTTCAAAAATGGCGATATCGGCCATGGGTACTCTCCAGAAACGAAAAATCCCGCACGCGGCGGGATGCATGAAAGAAGGAAACGTCTTAGCGGACGATCACAGAATGTGCGGCTAAGGCTTTTTCGGCAGCCAGATCGAGGCCAGTCAAATGCGCTTCACTGACCTCGGCCAACCGCACCACGGCACGACCGCGACGCACCACGTCGGATTCGCCGAGCGGGCCGTAGAGAATGGCGACAGCGTTTTCGGTGCCGTCCTCAGCAGTCGGGTCGTAGGGTGCGAATTCGCCGGAGGCGATCACCAGCCCGAGGATTTGTCCCGGCCACAATGCTGGGCCGGCCGCGACGTTGATCGCTTCACGCGAAATGGTGCCGGCGCCTTCGGACAGCAGGAATTCACCTGCGTGCATCGGTTCCTGTTTGATGGTCATGCTCGTGCTCCTTTCGCGCTTTGCGCGGTTCCAGTTTGGGCCGCTTGGCGAGCAGCCCAAATCGAGTTGGGATCAGGTTGTTTGGCCAGCACCTTGGGCGCTGGGTCGTCCGCCAGCGGCAGACTGTTGTCGATCTCGAAGCCTTTACCGCTGGTGACAATCTTGTCGAACAGACGCGCCCGCACCGCCGGCGCATCCAGACCTGCCGCGACATACTCGGCGCTGAACTCAGGCAGCCGCGCGGCGACGCAAAGGTCATTCACCGCCTTGGCGCGTGCCAGGCCGGCCAAAACGATTTCTTCACTTTCAAGCTTGGTGGACTTGAGCAGCGGTTCGACCAGGTTGATGATGCCTGCCGCCGTACAGCGTTGAGTGATCAACAGCGCCAACTTGGACGAGTCGACTACAGGCGGCACCAGCGGCGGATCGACAGGCTCAAGATCCGGATCCGGTTCAGATGGCTCATCGAGCTGGGCCAGCAGTTCAGCCGGTGCGTTCTGGAATCGTTGCAGCACCGCGCCTTGACCGAGACAGGCTTTGACCTTGACGCCGTCGCCCACTTCATCGGCCAGACCCAAAGACACCGCTTCGTTGGCGGTCAGCCAGGTTTCGGCCGCCACCAAACGCCGCAGCTCCACCTCATCAATTTCGGGGGCTTTGGCCTTGTACGCGGCAATGATCGCTTCCATGGTTTGATCGAGAACATCGGCTATCTTGCGAAAGCCTTCGGCATCACCGGCAGCGTAAGTCCACGGGTTGTGGATCATCAACATTGCGTTGGAAGCGATCACCACCCGGTGGGCACCGCATACGGCGACACTGGCGGCGCTCGCTGCCAGCGCATCAATCCGCCCGGTGCAGCGCTCGCCCAGACGCGACAGCGCGTTGTGCATAGCCAGACCATCGAAAAGATCGCCGCCGATGCTGTTGAACGCGGCGACCACCGGTGAAACGCCGTCATCCATGGCACGCAGATCCTGCACGAACTGATTGGCAGTGATGCCCCACGCGCCGATCTCGCCATAGACGAAAACTTCGATCACTCGCTCGGTGGCTTCTCCGTTGGCCTGCAGGGCGTACCAGGTCTTGTCCTGAACCTCGACACGTTTGCCGGCACGGTTGTAAATGCGCGGTCGCGCTTGTTTGCTCATGGTTGCTCCTTGTCGTCGGTGTCTTCGACGGCATCAAGGGTGTTGTAGTTGAGGCCCAGTTTTGTGGCCCGCGCCAGATCGGCGGCGTTTTCCAGATCGACCGTTTCGGCGTCGTAGCCGGTGCGCAGCACCATCTCGCTGCGAGAAGAAAACCCGGCCTGTACTTCCATCCGCCGCGCCTGTACGTCCTGTACTGGCTGGATGTAGGCCCAGCCTTGTGGCACCCAGCGAGTGCGCAGGTACTGGCGGCGCTTCTGTGCGTAATCGTCCAGTACCAGGACGCCCGACAGCACTGCCATGTCCATCCACGCGGCCCGCACAGGGCGGCAAAGTTGATGGACGTACACGCTGAATTGCAGTTGTTCCAGACGGCGGCGAAACTCATTGAGCACCACCCGCAGCGCTCGGTCGTTGATACCGCGCATGTCGCCGGTGAGGATCTCGTAAGGCGTACCCGACCCCGCTGCAGCAGCCATCAACTGCTGACGCATGAAGTCCGGATAGTTGTTGCCGGCGTCTGGCGGTTTGGAGAACTCAACCTCCTCGCCTGCGCCCAGTTCCTGCATGGTGCCGGGTTCGAGCGCAACCATTGGCGTGAAGCCGTCACGATCCAGATCCAACAAGGCGCCGGTAACAGGATCGCGGGGCGTTTGCCCCGACTCCGGCGCTGGCCGCTTGATGAAACCAGCGAACAGATTGGCCACCTCTTGGCGGAACAACACTGCGTCGTCGTAGTTGTCGAGACTGCGCAGGCGCTTGAGCACCGGCGACAATCGCGGCACACCGCGCAACTGGCCCGGCTCGACCGGTTCGAAGATGTGCAGCACTTGAGTCGCCGGCACGCGAACCAGCTGGTTGTACCCGGCGTTCAGCGAGGCCGCATCACGCGGATGCGACAAATACATCCAGTACGCTACACGCTTGCCGCCTGGGGTGAACTCGATACCGGCGCGGATGACGTTGCCGTTTTTGGTGGTCTCGAATTTGTCGTGCGGCACAAATTCCGGTGCGAGGATCTGCAGCTGCAGCGGAACGGCCAAGCCTTCATCCATACCGCGCGGCCGCAACCGAACGAAGCATTCGCCCGAGGTTTCAACCGTGCGCGCTACCAGCGCCTGCTGGCCGTAAAAATCGGTGCGATCATCCGCATCCGACTCATCGACCCAATCCCCCCACAACTCCTGCAGCAGTTTGCGCAACGCATCATCGTCGGTCGTAGGCCGAGGAGTGATGCCCGTGCCGATCAGATTACTGACGCGCTTGTCGATGACATTGAAGGCATACGGGTCATTGCGAACCGCCGCCCGGGAGCGCGACCGCAGGTTACGCAACGCCGGCGTGTTGATGCTGTTGATCCCGTTGTCGGGAGCGTCCCAGCCAGTGGAACGGCGCCCTTCACCAGCGCCTTCGTAACTGGCCTTGATGTTGGACGGCAGCACAAACCCGTTACGGGTCAGCGTCGGAAACTGTCGGGCCATCAGATCCCCTTCCCTGCGTGGTAAAGCCGGACCACGCGCGAACGTGGCCCAGCTGCACTCGCCAGCGACAAGCGTATTTCTTCGCGCGCCTTGAGCAGCTCATCGACCGTGCGGTACTCCACAGTACGATCGGTGTAGCGCACAGTTTTTTCACCGCGAGCAATGGCCGCCTCAACCGCGTCGAGGTGCTTTTTCGTAAAGGACATATCAGCGTCTCTTGAGGTAGCCGCTCTTACTAACGCGGCGTGGAGGAATAGCCATAGGCTGGTGGCGTGGTGTAACTGATTGAACAGAGTCAGCAGGCGGGGCGGAGTATGTTTTCGAGACAGGTAACGCCTTAGGAGTCTCATTTGAAGAACTAGGTACTTCCGGATCAGCCGGGACCGACTTGTCTTCAAACAAGTGATGCTGCATGAGCGATTGCCGTACTCGATCCCAATCACTTGCGTGATAACGACCCAAACCCAGGTACTCGGCCATCGCTAACGCGTACACCATCAAATCGAGCGCCTCGTTGCGATCCGCCTTGCCCTTCGTCCATTCAACGCGCCACTGACCTTTAACGAAACGAGCAACCTTGCGCTCGGCCACGCATTGGGCAAAGAAGTCATCAGGTAGATCCTTCGCGAAATGTAAAGCACCGGGCCCAGATTCCAGCGCGTAGCGGTTATAGATCCAGTCCTTCGCCGTATCGGTGCCGATCATCCAGAGTTCGGCACCATTCTTTTCGATGTTCCCGCGCCAATTAACATCAACGCGGGACGGACGCTGAGCGATGACCAGCTTGCCTTTACGACTCTCGCCTTTTACTGCAAAGACATTTCGCCAACGGCGAATGCGGCAGAACTGATAAACCTCATGCGTATGGTGTCCACCCGAGTCAACTGCGGTAGCGAGGATGCCCAATCCGACTCCACTAGGGTGCCGGTAGCGAGCCTTGAGTTTGGTATCTAGCGCCTCCCATGTTCTGTCGTCGGATGGGTCACCCATGATGACCTGATGGTCAATGACCCAACGCTCCAATCCGACACCCCAGCCCATTACCATGAACTCAAGACGATTGCCTTGAACGTCCACTGCGGCAGTAAGCATCAGCGCGCCCATTGGTACGGTGCCGAGCACGTAAGTTTCTTGCAGCGCTCGGGCTTGAAGCTCGTCAGCTTTGGTCTGTTCAAGCGCGCTGTCCCAAGGCAGCCCAAGCCTAGTGTTGTAAAACACCTGCATGAGCGACTGATTGCCTTTTTTCTGCTCGCTCATCGCTGAGTCGAACTCACGAGCTAGCAGGCCCCAGCTAGTCCATCCAAGGGGCGCATAAAGGGCATTGAGCTGAAAGCCGATGGTTTCGCCGTCACCGTGAGAATGAGCGCGCCACTCCCCCTTCGCCAGCATGGTCGCCTTCTCATGTTCATCGATGAGCGCGCCGCAATCAGGCCCATTGCAAAGGTACTGAACCTGAGCATACGCCTCGTCCCACTTTAGATGAGACCAGTCGAGCACCTGCATATGCTGGCAGTGTGGGCACGGCACATAAAAGTGGCGTTGATCGCTGATGCGGAAAAGATCATCAATGCGCGATGCCCCTTTGAGAGTTGGCGTGCTAGAGAAATAGAACTTGGCGTTGCGCCCAAACGTTGAGGCTCGCGCCTCCGCAAGCTTGACCGGATCGCCTTCGCTGTTCAGATCCATCTCCCAACGATCAATCTCATCGCCGTAGACGTAACGCACCGATTTTTCTGCGAGGTTGGAAGACGAGCCGGCGGTCGCAATGAACAACCGGCCACCCTCGAACTGTTTGACTCCGGAGGTATTGGTGCCCTCCCTTGAACGCGGCTTCACAATGCGTTCGCGCAACTCAGGAACCACTTCTGCAGCCTGGTCAAAACGAGCGGCAATGTCATGTGCCAAGCGCTGCGTCGGTTCCAGCAAAAGGATGTTCGCAGGCGCCATATGAATGCAGCCGCCGATCCAGTTCAAAGCAATCTGAGTTTTCATCAATTGCGAGGCAACCATTGTCACCACCCGCTTGCACGGATGCGCCGGTGATAGACATTGCATCGGTTCACGTGCGTACGGCGTGCGTGCCGTACGATAGGGTCCAGGTTCAGCACCGCCCTGGCTTTGTGGGATCCGCATGAACTGGTCGGCCCATTCGTCAACCCACAGTTCTGGCTCCGGTCGCAGCCCGCGAAAATATCCAGCGCGGTATACCTCGGTGCCGTCGGCATAACTGGTCATGGTTTATTTCCCGTGTTTGAAAGCGCACGCTGCAAATCAGCGGAAGACATCCGTTCGGCGTCTTCCAGTGTTCGGCGTAACGCTGCCAACAAGTGTTTTTCCACCATCCATGAATCGGTCATAGCCGCCAGCTCTGGGGCGATCTGAGTCGGCATTGTCATGAGCAGATCTCGCAGCAGCCGACCTGTGTCGAACGCGGCTCTGTCGACTACCGCCGACTCAACAAGCACCCCCTGATCCTTGTAAAAATCAGCTTCAACGCTAAGCGAAGCAAAGTGCTCCTTTCGCGCGCGGGCTTTTTGAAAGTCGGGGAGTGCCTCGGCACCGGGGACACTCGGATGCAGTGCAGCTTGCAAGATCGGAGGCGGTACTTCCGGGATCGAGACGCTGGGGCCATCTTTCACAAACCGCTCACGTTCGTGGCGGGCTACAACGCCGGCCTTACTGGGATCTGCTGTTTGTTTGATGAGGGTTTCTGTCGCGTATACATCGACCCGTTTTCCATCCGGCGCCATCACCAAACGCCCGTTGTCTTTCAGCCAGGTGATGGTGCTGGGCGCCTTTCCAATTCGAGCAGCGAAAGCGCTTTTCGATAGGTAGAGAGGCTCAGTCATAGGTGACTTTTCAGTCCTTTTTTCAATGGGATTTCAGTGATTGAAATTTCAGTAACTTTTCAGTGCTCGCAGATACCGAGTTGCGCGGGTTTCCGACCCCGTACCCTCCGAATAACCCCAGGGTCCCCGGCGGTTTCAGGCTGGTCCGCCGCCATTCGGCGGGACATCGCACACGCCAAGCCGCTTGGCAGCCCAGCGTTCGTACAAGCCGATGGCTACATCTGCACCGGCCATTGCCATGAGACAACCCAAGGCGCCCGCCGTCCAGAGCGACATGCCCGCCGCGATCATCAGCATCATTGCTGAGACTCCGCAGACAATGCAGGCACCGGATCGAAGCGCAAGCCGACGCATCAGCGCCCAGCCCCGGGCACCATCCTTGTCTGCTCGCCACATCTCACCCGATACGCCGCCGACCAGAGCCAGGACGATCACCAACCAGATCGGCATTTCTGCCAGCGCTTGCTGCTCATTTGTCATGTTGTGCCTCAAGTGAAGGAGCATGCCGAACACAAAAAAGAAAACCCCGCCGCGGGGCAGGGTTTTCAGTGTCGCGGCGTACGCCAGGACGAAGTGCACAGCACGTGCTCGGGGAAGCGCCAAGGCGCAGAATCCATATCGTGGGGGCTTTTTACCCCCTGAGTACGGAACCGAAAAGGGGGCATTTTCGGTTATCCAACTTGACGCAACTTTGACGCAACTTTGAGGAGACTTTGAGGTAAAGCGCCCCGACCAACGGTCAGCCACTTACGTGCGTCCTTGCGCTCGGCCAGCACCTCAAAGAGTCGGACATGAAGGCGGTGCACAAGATCGTAGTAGGTTTGCTTCGCCTTTGAGACGTAACCGAGTTCATGCATCTGCGCCGCCCATGTCGGCGCAGGGTCAAAGCCATAACGCAAAACCGCCAACTGTTGCAGCCTCTCACCCCGACCATCTTGACGGGCAATCTCGGAAAGAGCGGCACCAACTTCCTGAGCAACTGCATCTGGACCTGCGCCACCGCCAAGAAGGATCCGTGATCCGGGCGTGCCGCGCGGCGCACAGCCGCCCCACTCCATGATCGTGGCCATCGGGCTGCCCATGCCACCAGCCTCACCGCCTTGTCGGCATTGCTCGCCCCAATGTTTCAGCAACAACTCCATTGACTCAATCACAGCCCTGCCCCCCGCAAAACCGAACCCAACACAGAAAAACCACAACCCGACACAAACCCAACACAAATAAATCCCTTTAAATCCAATGCTTTAATCGAACTTGAGTTGAGTGTGTTGGGTTTGTTGGGTTTATTAGTCTTCGCATAAGAAAAAAATCGTTCTATTGAATTCGATGCAAAGAACGTCATGCATGCGCGTGCGCGACACAAAACCCAACACACCCCACACAACACCCGCGAAGGCATGTAATTAGGGCACTCAAATTGTGTGGGGTATTCAAAATCAACCCGACACACACTCAACACACCCAACACACTTTTGAAAATAGTCATGCTGCAAGCGCCTTGATGTGATCCCAGCTGTCCACGTGCCAGCCCGCCAGCTTGGCCTTCGCCCGCCAATTCTCCACCTGCTTGCCCAGCTCTGCCGCCTTGAGTGATGGGGGCGGGGAAGCATCCAGATCCACAGGAAAGAAAAACGCGCCGAAGCGACGGTTATTGCCATCTGTCCAAGGTATCGCCCGCGTTTTATCCACTTCGGAACTGATAAATAGAGAGAACTTGGTCTGACTCATTACGTGCTCTTTGTTGCGCTGGCACCATTCGAGAAACAACGAATAGAGGTCGGTCGATAGACACGGCCCCCAAAGCCCATGCCCCAGCTCGCTGTACTTCCACAGATGCAAGAATGTTTGCCAGCCGGCCCGACTCAAGGCCACCAAACGCTCACGCGCCTCGGTCGATGGCGGCCGCGTGCGCTGATTGAAGTCCCCTAGATCGACCGACAGTAACCAACCGTAGAGCGCCGCCACCCCACCCTGCTCCAGTTCACGACCAATCGCCTTTTGCCGTGCGACTGGCAGAGTCTCCATAGGCCACATGACTAGCATTCGTCGATCACTGTCGCTGATTGGCCACGGAAGAATCTCGTTGCTGAGAAACACCGCATTCATATGGTTGGCCTCTTCCCAGCCATTAATGAATTTCGACTCCATCCGCACCGTTTTACCAGTGATCAAGTGCTTGATCTTGCCCACCTGGTTGTAACGTTGATCGCGACTGACTACCTCTTCAAAGACCGACCACAATTTGCGGCTTTGCCACGCGTTGAAACTGCTTTCCAACTGCGTCTGACCAACAGTCGCCGCGTATTGGCCATAAAGCATGCCGAGCGCGTCTGCGAACAACAGGCTCTTGCCCGAACCTTCCATAATCGAATGCATCAACACAGCGGTGTCCATCTTGGCGCCCAAGTGCTGCAGCGGATACGCCAGCCAGCGAGTTAGCCAATCGGTTGCCGCTTCATCATGGTTACAAAGAAATGAGATCAGCCAACGCAGGTTGGCACACGCTGCATCATCCCTGACTGGCTCAAGCGGCAACCCGTCAAAGGTGTTGATGTACACCGCAGGATCCTTCGTCATGGTCGGATCAAACACGATGTGTTCAACATCAACGGTGCGGCGCTCGCTGCTGTTCAGCCACAGCGGGTAAGTGTCACCCAGCGCCATCTTCACCGCGCCCTCGGCTATGCGCCGCTTCTTTTCGCGATCCCAAACGTCTTTGGTGCCATCGATGT